GTAATGAATGCAACCTCACCAGCAAGTAGTGTATTAAATATCGTTACCCTAGCAGCGGATGTAGTTAACAATAATGCCACATTAAACACCATCGCAGATGTAGACGGATTGGCCGTGCCTATAACAGCGGGAAATAGATACTGGTTTAGATTCCATATAACCTATACGGCACAGGCTACTACAACAGGTTCAAGATGGAGCGTATTTGTACCAGCGAACAACTATTTTGCCATGACTTCAAACTATACTCTAACAGCGACTTCAAACACGCCAAACAATATCATAGCTAACGACATACCAGCTGCATCAAATGCAACTTCACTTGGAAATGGTTCAACTACAGGTAATATGTGTGTAATGGAAGGATTTATAACACCTACAGAAGATGGATATGTACAAGCAAGGTTCGCTTCCGAAGCTGCCAACTCTGCTATCACTGCTAAACAGGGTAGTTTTGTTGAATGGTTACAAGTAATTTAACAACTAATTAAATGAAGAAGATCATAAAGTGGGTTATGGCCTTAATATTGGCTCTCGTTCTTGTTTTATTCGCAAAACAGATTTGTTTATTACTAGGTAGTGTATTTATTTGGTTATTCTTTCATATATGAGTTATTGGTCAGATAGACAAAGCAGAAGACTGTTACACAGTGAAAGGCTAGGATTAGCTGCAATGAACAAGGTATTGCCTATGTATGACCTTGCACTGCGAAACATTAATAAAGAGATCAACAGTATATATGTAAACTACGCCAATAAGGTTGGATTAGATGTTGGTGAATTAAGCAGGGTTCTATCTGGTGCTGACAAGAGTAATTTTATCAAAAACATTCAGGCTGATATGAGGGCGTTGGGATTCAATGTATCTGACATCTATGATAAGAACTACATAGCCCGTTTGACACGCCTAGAGGCTCTCAAACAGCAGGTATACTGGCAGATACAGCGTATAGCCCCAAAGGAAATAAACACCACCACAGGGGCGTATGCGAGGATAGTCTTTGACGCTTACAATTCCCAAAGAGAAGATATTAGATTGCAGATGGGAGCTAGTAGCGGGTTTTCTACTATAGACGACAGGGGTATCAAGGAGATATTGGCTAACCAATGGGAAGGTGGTAATTATTCAACGAGGATATGGACTAATACTTCAAGATTATCAATGAACTTACAAGAGGTTCTAGGAGCGGGACTAACCACAGGTATATCACAGGATAAAATGATCAGAATGATACAAGAGCGAATGGATGTTGGAAAGTTTAATGCTACTAGGTTAATCAGAACAGAAACCGATTACTTTCAGAATCAAGGGGAACTACAAAGCTACAGAGACGAGGGCATTAGATTCTATAAGTTTGACGCTGTTATGGATAATAGAACTTCCAATATATGCGAGGAACACGATGGTAAGGTGTACAGGGTAGAAGATGCCACAGTTGGTGAGAACTTTCCTCCATTACATCCTAATTGTAGATCGGGAACGCAAATCGTGTTTGATAACGAAGTAAAAGCGAGAGAAGTTGAGAAAGCCCCTACTCCACAACCTAAAAAGGAAGATGTACTCAATCCAGAGACAACCGATATGTTCAAAGAAATTTATGAAGCCAACATCGGAGGTCTTGTATCGGATGGTTGGAAGCGTAACAAGTAGTGTATGTAACAAGTGTTACCCTAACTGTTGGTAACGGTGAATATAGTTAATCTTATTACCCGAACAATGTTTGATCTTGAAGAAAAGACTGTTAAACAAAGGAACAAGATTGATACACTAGAGCAAGAGAACGAAGAGCTTAAAGAAACTATACTGATTAACAGGAGATTTAACAAATTATCCCTTAAAGAAAGGATAAATGTAGCCATTGACATTAAGGAGATAAGTAATAGACTAGAGAATATAGACCAGAGAGTTAAACAACTCGAAGTTAAACCTAAAAAGAAGAAAACATTTAAGTTTTTAGGGGAATAAAGTGAAAACCTACTGTCCAAGGTCAGGTTTATACAAAATTATCCGTGAGTTAGTCGATGAATTTCCTACTTTACGCCAAGATGAGCAAAGGCTCGTATGGTGTGTTTGGGTTAAATTGGGTTATGCCACAGAATATATTATGAACTATTCTGGGTATATGAACGCACCGTCTGATTCTACAATATTAAGAATAAAACGAAGACTATTTGCAGACCATCCACCATATAAATTCAGTAGCAAAAAGAATGCCTAATCAAGAAGGATTAATTATTAATAGCAAGGGAGATTTCAAGAGTGTTAATGAAATGGTTTATGAGAGTATGGATAAGAGTGAACCTATATACAAAGAAGACCCGTACAAGGAAGTTACATTCGATCAGATGATGGACGAGATGATAAGAAGAAGAGAAGCCCGAAGAGAGATTGAGGGTATTCCCGACAGTATAGAGATAGAAATAAAATCTGACACCCCTATTGTGATTGGCTTGTTTGGAGACCAGCACATGGCGGGGAAGGAAGTTGATTATGAGATGTTGAGAAGAGATGTACACTTCATAGCAGAGAATCCAAAGTGCTATACAATACTTGGTGGAGATGTAGTGGACGGTGCTGCGTTCAATCCCGCACAAGATGACAAGATAGCCTCATTCACAGAAGAGACTACAATGGCTCTCAAGATGTTTGATATGTTAGGCAAGGGAAGTATATTAGCGGCCCTACAGGGTGATCATGATATGTGGAGTGAGAAGAGTGGCCCAACTCTATACAATAGCTTCAGAGAACGATATAAGACACCTTTAATGAGGGGTTCAAGTGTAATCATGCTTAAAGTAGGGGATGTTGTTTACAGAATAGTATGTGCTCACCAATTACCAGGGAATTCTATATATAACGATAGTCATCCAGAAAACAGAGAGAGTAAATTCGGAAGACAAGGGGCTGATATATATGCAGGTTTCCATAACCACAAGAAAGCATTATCTCAACAGTCAGTATCTATCGCAGGAGAGGGTTCTAAAATGCAGACCTTTGTTGCAGGTGGCCCATACAAACTAACTGATTCATACAGTGCAAAGAAAGGGTATGGTAAGAAGGATCAATCGAACGAATCCACGGTTGGTGCGGTATGGCTAGTATTACACCCTTACAGAAAAGAAGTTGAAGCCTTTTGGAGTTTAGAAAGTGCCAGAGAAAGGATTGAACCTTATCTTACAGGGAAGTTGAAGTCTAAAAAGCCAACGGCTGTATCTGATATAATTAAGGAGATAGCAAAATGAGAATAAAACGACAATTATGTGAGGTATATTCTAGGGTAGTAGGATATATAAGACCAGTTAGCCAATGGAATCCAGGGAAACAGGCAGAGTTTAGAGATAGAAAAACATTTAAGATGTGGCCGTCTGGGACAGTTTTGCAACAAAGTTAAGGCCTGATAGTGGTGGTTATATCTTTCCAATACCCATCACTAATTAGTTCTTAAACCCAATTTGTCGGATGACTTACAAGGGGTTGTTCTTAAAAATTGAATAGGGGTGTTTTGACATATTGAGGTGGCTCTAATCCTTGCAAGGCGAATTCAAAACATCTCTATTTAGTCTTTAAGACTATGTTCGTTAAAAACTAGGTATACATGGAGGCATAAATGAAAATCAAGGCGAATAAAAAGTATCGCAATATTGACTTTCGTTACATAGCAGAATTGAAAAGCTATGTGGGGCTATCCAAAGAAGAGTTTGACGTGGCACTCAATGGCGTGTTATTTCGGGGACAGCGACACCCATTATGCTACGTTTTCTGGCCAGAGGGGAAATATCGTAATGTACGGATAACCTTAACAGGAGAGATTGGAACATTGATAGGTGAGAGTATCATCACTACACAATCTCCGCATTTAGAGAACTCAACAAGGGGGATAGTTTTATTGCCAGACGATAGGATAACCAATTTGGGTTATTCTGTCCTACAGTTCATGTAATACCTATTGAGGGGGTCAAAATAAATCATACGTCTGGACACTTTGTCCGTCATACATGATACCCCCTCTTTAGTTTTCTTTTTATCCTTTCCCTTGTTGTATATGTTACTTTTATGTTACTATTAAATATGGATACAGCTGCAGAGCGTAGTACTGATAATTTAATCAAATGACATTATGTCAGATGAACAAAAGACCACTCTTGGTGTAGAAACTCCAGAAACACCAGTTATAGAGGGCAAAGCGGAGGAAAAACTTTTAACTCAAGAACAGTTTGATCGTGCTCTAAAGGAGAGGCTCGAAAGGGAACATCTCAAATCTCAAAAAGAGATAGACGCAAAGATTAAAGAAGTTCGTGAAGAAACAGAGAAAATGGCTCTACTGTCTTCAGAGGAAAAAGAAAAGGAATTGACATCTAAACTTAAAGGAGAGTTAGATACAAAGGCGAAGGAATTGGCAATTAGAGAAAATAAACTCGATGCCTCCGATATGTTCGCAAAAGCAAATATCCCTGTTGAGTTAGTGACTTATGTTATCGACCCTGACAAGGAAAAGACTTTAGAGAACGCTGAAGTATTTATTAAAAACTATAATGAATCTGTAGCCCAAAAGGTAGCAGACCAGTTAAAAGGAAATCCCCCTAAAGATATAAGTATCAATTCTAAAACAGAACCTGCAAAGGTTGTAACGAGCTTTTAGAATAACTTAATAATTTAGTATAATGGCAAAAGAAGACGCATTAAGCGTATTTCTGTCAAACGGCGTAACAGCTGATAAACTACAGGAAACATACGCAGAAGTGATCGATATGGTACAAAAAGGTGCTATATCTTCACAGATAAAGAACGTAAATTTAAGTGGTGATCCTCAAGGTGGAAGTGTTGAAGTCAAGAGATTGATGACAGCTGCTTCACAGGCATACGGGACAGCACGAACAGCAGGAGAAGGTGACAAAGTTAGCAATAACGGTGTTACTATTAATCTTGATACGGATAAGGAAATCGTTGAGGAAGTTGAGTTCAAAGATGTTCAATTATATGGAATATCTGATATTCTTGGTAAGAGAAAATTGAACCACGAAAAGGCAATGATCAGAGAATTAGATACCGCATTCTTCACAGAAGCAGAATCAGCAGGTACAGAAGCTACGATCACCTCTTCAACAATTCAAGATCAGGTTGAGGAATTAATACAGGAAGTTGAAACTACATCTAACAGCAATGTCGATGGTGTTGATAGAGACATGATTGTATTGACAGTCAAACCAGCTATATTTGGACAATTGAGAACCTATATTGATTCTCTTCCAAATCCAGTAAACGGTGGGGTAAATGTTGATAGTTACCACGGTGTAAGAATATTCTCTAACAACAGACAGACGGCAGATGCAATCTGTATGGTGGTTGGAAGTGTTGCACAACCAGTAATTGCTACGCCTTATGCAGTTGAGAGAATTCCTCTTTCAAACTCAATGGCAGTAGAGTTGTTCTATTCATTTGGAACACAAGCAGTAATGGCTGACTTGATTCAGTATGCAACTTTTAGTGAAATAAGTGCTTAATTAGTTAAGAGCCTTTCTTAATAGGGAGGCTCATCTAATTTTAGATAGAGAATTATGAATGATACAAAAGATTTGATAATGGAATATGCCTTGATCCTGAACCCAGCCTTACAGGTTGGCTATAACGAGGATTCTGCCCTATTAGACTTCGTAGTAAGCGATGTAATGGATAGAGCCTTAATCTATATGAATAGAGGCCAATTAGTAGCACAGTTTGAGGAAGATGTAGCTGATACAACAGTTGAAGAGGAAGATTATGTCTACCCTATTCCTGTTCAGTTAAATAGACCTTTGGCTAGTGTGGTAGTTGGAGTATTCAAAACGGTTACGGATCTTCCTACAGCCACCACAGGGGCGATAACGAGTATCTCGGACAATGGTCAGAGTATAAGTTATGGATCAGGAATAGCAACTTATCTATCTTCGGTGTCCGACAGTGAGATATTCTCTTCAGTTAGGGAATTGTTAAATAAATTCAGAATACCAACCATCGTTGAGAATACCAGTTTCATTTACAACCCAAGTAGCAAACGCATTCTACGATAAAGTAGTAACCATCTACACCAAAACAAGTGTGGTAGATGAAGAAGGGTTTGCATACGAAGAAGAAACAGAGACCGAAACAACCTTTAATGGGAATGTGAGATTTGATAATCTTGCAGAACTCCAAGAGAATTACGGTCTTGAAGAGGTTATAGATATCTCTATCACAACGGATACAGATATCGAGGTAGGAACGATACTAGAGTATGAGAATGTTCTTTACAGGGTAATGAAAGCAATTCCATTCGATTCGCATAATTTGTTAATAGGTACAAAATGGTTATCCAAGTCCTCGGACTTAATAAGTGCATAAAGAAGTTTGACGCCATCGGTAAGGTGGATATGAAACCTTTTATCACCAAAGCCACGCAGTTAGTGCAGAGGACAGCAAAAGATATGTCTCCAGAAGATACAGGGTATCTCAAAAGGAGCATAAAAAGGGATACCTACGGAAAAGGATCTGATGTTACAGGAAGGGTTTATACATCTACAGAATATGCTCCATACCAAGAGTTTGGAACAGTTAAGATGAGAGCCCAACCGTTTATGTTCCCTGCATTGCAGAGGCATACAAAGGACATACAGAGTGGAGCGAAGACATATATAAAGGATCAATTACTTAAACTAGGAAAATAAAGGAAATGTACGAACCTAAAAAAGATATATACACAATGCTATCTTCATTAGAGGATGTAACTGTATATCAGGCTCGACCAGAAGTCATCACAACCTTTCCTTGTATTACCTTCTATGTAACTGGAAACACGCCAGAATATACTCTTGATGATGGGATAGGATCTCAAGCAATAGAGGTGGTAATTGATATATATGCTAACACAAGTATTGAGAGCGGAGAATTGTTGGTCGCTCTTGAGAGTAAAATGTTAGAAAATGGCTACAGAATGGTCTTTGGTAGTGATGTACCAGAGGACACGAAGAGCCATATAACAACAAGATTTAATTTAAGCTATTAGTAAAATGGCAGCAGTAAAGAGTTTAGGAACAACTCTAACCAAGTCAATGAGTGGAGGAGAAGAAGCAGATCTATTGATTGCTGATTTAACTTCTATCGGAGAGATTGGTGTTGAGAGTTCCGAAATAGATGTCACTACTTTAGATTCTACAGGTGGATATAAAGAGTACATAGCAGGGTTCAAAGACGCTGGAGAAGTTTCTCTTGCAGGAATCATTAAGAGTGAGGATGCAATGGAAGCAATGTTAGCGTTAGCAGAGAGCCAAGCTATCGAAGAGTGGACAATTGAAACCACAACAGGTTCTACATGGGTATTTGATGGATTTGTAAAAATCTTCAAAGAAGCAGAAGCAACCGTTGAGGGTGTAAGAGGATTTACAGGTTCAATCAGAGTTTCTGGTGCTCCTGAATATACCGCAGTTGAGGCTAGTGTATAAGTCAATGGGTGGGGTAAAGCTCACCCAACTTATCTAATTTAAGAAACAAAAGAATGAAATTACAATACAATGCAATAACCATAGCAAACTTGGAAGACGAGCTAGATATTAAGCTATTAGAGTTGTTCATGGATGAAGACGCTATTAAAAAGACAGTAATGTCTATGAGAAGATTGTTAGCGTTAATCAGTGCTGGATATAACAATGACTTGGAAATGGGAAACAAAGTTCTTATGGAAGAGTTAGCCAAGGGTAGAAATCAAGGTGAGATTTTTGAAGAGGTAGTAACAGCTCTTCAGGAGGTGCATTTTTTACCAGTAGCGGAGGAGAACCCTCAAGTGAACCAGAAACTAAAACATGGAACAGAACTTTCAAAAGCCAATGGCAAGATGGAGAAGAAACAGCCATCAGTCTAGGGCTGTCAATGGATCAGTATTGGCATATGACACCGATATTGTTTGAAAAGTATTGTAGTGTAAGGA